AGGTCTCCAGTCCGTTTGGTTTCCCCAGTGATCTGCGATATTATAAACCTCAAAGAGACTTCTCTCTTGGTTTAGATAATCTTGTTCGTTTTTATTCCACTGAGCCATAACTTTAGATCCAATCTAACTTTGCTGGATGATATCTCTGTGCATTTTTAATTTTGCTTGAGTCAGCACCAGGATAAATGTTATGAACAATAGCACCAGGGTATTCTCCCTGAATATGCTCTGCTAATTCATTTTTACTCATCATACTGCCTTCTACTTCTAAACGATAGAGTTTACCCTCCCAAACAACATCAGCAAAGAAAGATTCTTTTGCCTCTTCTGGTTGAGAACCTCCTACGTTTAAGGTTCCATTAAAGTCACCGTTGATGGTGATACTTTCGGAAAGAAATTGTTGAAAACTTTTCATATCAGCAGTTCCAAGCTCTAAGGGACTTATTGATTCTGCTATCTGGATCGCTAGCAGTTTTGGCAGAAGTGAGTTTCTTCTTCATACCTTTCATTCTTGCACAGAAAGATGCGCGACGCTTATTTCCAACCTTCTTAGAAGGTGATTTTAAATCACTACCAGGATTCTCACGCTCATAAGACTTACGACCCTTCTCGTTTAATCCACCAGAAGGGTTTTTACCTGCACTACGAGTCCAGGCAGCAGATTCTTGTTGTTGGACTTGAACATCACCACTCTTCTGTTTAGCAGACTGAGCAAGACGTTTCTTTGCTTGTTGAGTCTTTCTAAGGTTCAGTGCAATTTGTTGCTTCTGAAGTTGGATATCTTTGGGATCCATTTGGACCTGTTCAACCTTTGTCATAAAGGTTGGTTTGGTCGGATCATTCATTGAAGGATAATATGTTTGAAGCAATGCTCCTGGATAGACTTTATTGACAGCATCTTGAACTTCTTTCCGTGTGGGAATTCTTAAAGAAGGGAAGAAGATCTGAATAGAGAACATCTTCCCACGGAAATTAAGATAGACGGTTACCGTTTGACCGTTCTGTGTGGAAATCCGAGTAGCAGCCTCATCGAGAGATGAACAATTTTCGTGTTCCAGATCCTGTCCATAATCGTTCTCCTTGACACAACGATTGTAGGTCTTACCGAAGAGTTTCTGCGTGCCTACTTTTTTGTATCCCTTCCAGCACTTCTTGCCTGCTTCATTGATATCAATCATACCACAATTTTCAAGAGCAGCAATCTGTGCTGGTGTGAAACCTTCCTTCTTGGTGCTGTTGCCCCAATTTGAAGCACCTTTCTTACGACACTTAACTAAAGCACCAGAAGCATATGCGCTAGGCCATACCTTATAACGAGACTTTACTTTGTGATAACAAGCATCCTTCTCACCCTTTGCTTCGTATTGAACTTCCTCTGGGAATGGATTGCCAACTGTATGCTTTGCTTTCTTGGTTACCTTGTCGTGAGCAGCAATGCTACCCATCTGACTGTCTGCATAATCTTTGCCAGCAGTCTTAGATCTCTTTGTGGTGCTCAGTTTAGGACCTTTCTTCTTCTCGCCAACCTTTCCTTTGGTTCTAAACTCCTTCTCACTTTCTTTTTCTGCTCGCCTTTCTTTTGCAAGCATTCTACGATATTCATCTTCGTGGATGATTGCTTCAGTCTTCACGTTAATTGCCTTCCCTGATCTTTCTGGATTTGGATCTTTTTTGTTCTTGCGACGAAACGCTGCTTCTTCTTCATCTTTAGAAAGAGAACGTTTCATTTTTGAAGAACCACATTTAGGTTTGGTTGTTTGACCTGGTTGTTTGGCACACGGTTTTCCAGCATATTTCCCACCAAGTTGAACCCAACCTGGCTTACCATCAGAAGACTTACTCTTACTGAACCAATCGTGTAAAGAAGAATCGCCAGACTTAGAAGCCATTAACCAAACCTATACCGTTTAGTTATTTATCTTCTTCTCTCTTCTTATTTCCATTGCATCCATTATTATTACCATTGCCATTACCATTGCCATTATTATCACCCTTCTTAGTTGGATTGACTCCAAAGGTAGCAAGAGTCCCAGTAAAAATTGAGGCAATAAAAGTAGGATCAATCTTTTGTTGGGGAATGCCAGGAATTGTAATGTAGTTCAGTGTCAAAATCGCACCAGACCATCCAAGAATAACCAATCGTACAAACATAGCAACACCCTCTTCGTGCCAATCAAATCCATCGTCTTTTTTGTTATTCTTTGTCAACTCCTTTCTTTCTTCCATTGTCGATCTCCTTTAGCATTTTTTGAAGTTCTGCTGTTGATCCAACAAAAAGTGCATTAGTGACGTTGGTAGGACCAGTTACCTTCTTATCATCATCCAAATCCTTCAATTTCTTTTGTAAATCCATCAACTTGTCTGTAGCATCAGACACATTCTTGATCAATTGACCAGCCACTTCATATGCTCTAGGCATTTCACTTTCTTGGGCAAGTTCAAGAATACCATTAATTGCTTCTTGACCTTTTTCTATAATCGAATAAAGATTCCCCCGTGTGTAGTCGTAATCTTTTTTGATGTGGTCAATATTATTTAAGTGTTTTTCAATTTTGGCATCAACGTTCTCTTTTGGCATTGGGACAATATCTGCCTCAACGTCAAACGCATTATTCAATTCACTATAATCAGGCATTAGATATCACCCTCTTGAGTAAATTCTTTAAAATCTTGGAAGAATGATGTGGTCTCGTTGAATCCAAAATCATCTCCAATTTCAATCAACGCATCATCTGCGGTAGACAACAGGTTGATGCAAGTACCATTGACGTGTTCAGTAGCAACTGTTCCTTCATAACCTCTTTCAACAACAAGTTGATTGCCACTAACCTGTTTAACGTGCATCAGTTCACCATCAATAACAATTCTAACGCATTTTCTTGATCCTATAGTTGTTGTCAATTCTGCAGCAATCCCAGATGCATCTGCAACAGTGATATATCTCTCATCTGCAGAAAGATCTTCTTCAATTGTTGTAATGCAGTAACCAGAACTATTTTCATCATATGGTTGTGTTGCTCTAGCACTAGCACTGAATCTAAGTTCTCTTGGACCTCTTGGAGATACTGTAGTAACGTCAACAGTAGAAGTAAGAATGAGACCACTACCACTACGATCAACAGGACCAAACAGATATGTTTTAGCAGTGAAATTTAAAGTATATACAAGTGCTCTACGAGTTGTAAAATCTCCCTCATAGTCATCACTCATTGAGATTCCTTCCAGTACAACTGGAACATCTCTTTTCTCTCCAATCTCATCTACTAAATTGATAGTAATGTTATATTGTGGTTGGAAGTAAGGCAAAATTTGCTCAATAATTTCAAGAGCATCTTCATTATTCTTTGACATAATGCTCAGTTCAAATCTCATATTATATGGAACTGGCATAAATGTTTTTGTAGCCTTAGTCTTCTCCGATAATTTTTGACTAATGAATGTTTGAGTTGATGTAGTTTTTCTAGATGAATCATATGTAAGACCATTCATCTCAAATGACATTCTCGGAAGAGACAGAGAAGTCGGTGCATTGATATTTGGATTCTGATCTAATCTTGCCAAAAACTTTTGCGTAGGACCGTAAGCAAGAGGAACTTTCAAAATACTAGTAACAGCACCTTGAGAATTAGTCTTCCTGATAGTAATGTTGTTGAAGAGAGTTCCAAAACCAATTACGGTTTTTCTAAAAATCTCGTGATAAAAATATTCAAACATAACACAAACACTTTTTTACTATTTAACCAAGTTATACTGTTATACTTCGCCAAATGGATTTCTTTCAGTGAAGTCTAAAATACCGTCTGCTTCAGTTTCAATCGTATCATTGTCCGCAAATGCATCTGACAAATCATCAGAGTTTTGGTTTCTCATAGAGTAAACTGCACCAGACTCTCCGCCAGTAATAGATTCTCCAAGAATAAATGCCCCATTGACAATAGAAACTGTGAGTGCTTTAGTAGAAGCATTCCAAGTCTTGACTCTAGCTGTTGTGCCAGAGGTTCCTCCAGTTACAATTTCATTGAATATATAATTTCCAGATCCAACCAAAGGTGGAGGAGCAATTGTAATGGTCGGTGGTGCTGTATAACCGACTCCAGTATTAGTAAGTCTAATTCCAGTAACAGATCCTGCAGCACTGACAATCGCAGTACCAATTGCTGTCGAACCAGAAAGGGGAGCAGAGAAAGTAATTATTGGCGGACTACTTGAGGAATACGATGAACCACCATCTGTAACAGTTATAATTCCAACGCCGCCAGTTGTAGCAATTCCAACCGTTACGGCAACTCCAGTTCCACCGCCACCTCTAACAAGAATTGCTGGGGGAACTGTATAACCTGCTCCAGGATTTGTAATTTCAAATCTATCAATAGATCTTGAAGTTGATAGACCTGATCTGTAAGTAGTAATAGCAACGGCAGTTGCTGTAGTTCCTGGTGAAGTGCTAATTGAAACTGATGGAGTGCCAGTGAATCCATATCCACCATCAAGAATAGTGATATTTCTTAGACCACCATCTGTAAATGTAGCAGATGCAGTTGCAGTTGAACCAATACCGAACAGAGAGAGTGTTTGGATGTAACCAGTTTCTACAAAGTTATTGTCGATCTCTTCTACATTAGTATCAACAACTTCATCTTCTGGTCTAAAGAGTTCACACTTCAAAGTGTAGACATAAGTCTTCTGAAGTTGATAGAATGGTTGTTCGTGCTCTACAAACTTGATTTCAAATACTCTATCCCCAAGAGGAAAATAGATTAGATCTCCTTCCTTTGGTCTTGTTGAAAGTCGGATATTTGATTCGTTTTTAATCAAAGGAGAGATATAATTCTCAAATCTCTCTTTTGAGATTGTCAATGACAGGTCATCTTGATTTTGGATTCCAAACTTTGAAAGTAAAGTTCCTTGCCCCTCATACCCATCGTAGTTTTCTACATATGCCTCAATTGGATATGCATCATCAAACTTAGATTGAATAACTTCTCTAATGATGGTATTAGTATTCAGATACTTTCTAGGAATATAATAAACCTCAACACCATACATTCGCAGTTGTTCATTTACCAACTGCTGAATGAGGTTTTGTTCCCCTGAGGTTCCTTGTTTGAAGAAAGGATTTAAAGCCATTACCCTATCATATCAAGAGGAGGAAGTTCATAAGTGTTTGACATTTTCTCCATCAATTGATCCAGTTCTTTCTGAGCATCATCATAAATTTGTCTGCCGTTAAGTTCAATTCCACCAGGAAGTTTTACGCCCTGGAACTTAATCAAGTTTTGTCCCCACTGCTTCTTAATTAGGATTGTAAGATATTGCTTTAAGAATGAATCGTTATATACTCTGGTATGTGTGGATGGATCGAGTAAACGATAGCAATCAATGATCATATAGTCACCTGCGCTAATTTCGCTCCAATCCATATCAATGTAAAGGCGATCTTGTCTTTGATTAAATCTAATATTCTTAAGAGGATTTAATAGGTAATCAATATCTGATAATTTTGACTGAACCATAGAGTAGTTCAACAAATCTAAAGAATCAAAGTAATAGATATCATTCAAAAATAGTTGATATTTCACACTAAACATTGATCCACTAATCGTGGATGATGCTTGAAGTCTGAATACTTTATTGATACCAAGAACTGATGATGGAACAGGTATATAATTGCTATTCTCTTCAAAGTTGAATTGAGTTGTAACTCCTACAGTTTGAGTTACTGTCTCAGTTGTGATTCCTGCTTTTGCACCATCTCTTGCCCTACCTCTATCAATATCTTCTTGCGTAAACTGATACTTCAGATAAGTCTGAATAACGCCATCGAAATGTCTCTCGTGGAAATATTGGATAGCATCATCCACTAGGTCAGAAATCTGTTCGTCAGCGACGTTGATTTCTAACACTGGAGCTCCTAGTCTCCTTAGACAATAATCAATCAGTTCCTGTCTAGAAGCGGGTTGAGACATTTCCTACAGTTCTCCTGTCTTATTTATGGGGCAGATGAAATGCCCTTACGAACCTCAATAGAACCTTCCACAATCCTGTAAACGGTACTACCATAACTCACAAGCACATCATAATAGTGTCTACCATCATTTAGACTTCTAGTGTCTGTAGATGATAATGAGATCTTAACCTCTCCATCATATGCACTAGTAAATCCAACTGTAAAAGTTGCTGTAGCAGCAGCACCAACGTGCTTTGCCATTTGGGAAGAACCACTGTATCCAGTGAAGTCAAAGGCAGATCCAGCTGGAGTGTTGACAGTAAAAGTATTTTCAAAACTTGCGCCAGTATTGATTACAAGATTTGCTGTTGGAACAGCATCAGACGCAGTGTCAAAGGTGATTGTTCTACTAGACATCTTTGCTTAGTCCTTGTACTAGATCTTTTAACAATGATTTAATTTCAGAAACATCATCTTTCAATGAATTTACTTCATTCTCTAGGATTTGATGTTTCTGTTTTTCTTGTCTAACTCTGTCACCTCTTTTAATTGATGCTTGTTCTAGAGATTCTCTGTATCTCTTATATTCTTCAATTGCTTCAAAATCTGTGTTGCACAAGAGACCCGTGCGAGGGTCTCTTGCCCAATTTTCAACATTCTCAATTGGTTCGTATTCAAAGTGTTCTGTATCCATTTTTAAACAAGAGCAATAACTTTCAGACCAGTGAGTCTTGGGGGATCTGCCTGGTTTCTAGCAGCACACATAATCTTAATCTTGAACTGTTGGAATGGTGCTTGATCATCAACACTAAACTTGAAGGTTTGGAATTCATCCTTCTCCGATCTAGGAACTCTTTGATCGGGTCTACCATCATTGCGAGCTTCATCAATGATCAATCCCTTAGAATCGATATTCAGATAACCTGGGAACATTGTCCACATTCCATTATCTTCAGCACCAGGACTTACGATATTGTAAGCACATCTGATATCAGCACCAGGCGGGAAGTATGCTTCAAGTCTAACTTGAAGTGCAGTTGCTGATGTTGGGAGATCAAGAACTTTAGTTACATAAATGAATTCGTGATCATCAGTGCCTTTACCTCTCAAGATTCTCTTGTTGTTCATATAATTGTTATTGTTATATGGACGGTTGATAATATTATCGGTAAGAATAACAGCAGCTCTATCCAGATCAATCACTGGAGAGATCTTGTCATCAGCACTTTCGAGAGTTACATCCATTGTAAATGATCTCTTTCCTGGGAAGGTAGTGGAATCAAGTTGACGAACTTCGTTCAATCTTGAAGCAACCATTCTCTCAGTCTTCAGTTCATTAATAACACCCCATTCAATTGGTTCATAATCAGCATCCTGGAATGAGTTTTCATTTCCATCAATACTTGTAGCAGTAATGGATCTGAGTCTTCCGCTAATCTTAGTATTCGGGAATACTAACTGATGGAAGTGTGGGGTAACTGCAGAATATGTCCAGTTTTGTGTCAAGATACCCTCGTCTCCGCCACATCTCTTGCCCTTTCTGAATGTGAGTCTTGGGAAAGATCCATCAGCAGAACGATCAATACCCTTCTGAGTTAAATCAATGTCAATATCAAAGAAGTTGTGATCTGATCTAAAGTTACGATTCTCGCCTGTAATAAGATTAGGAATCAAGTCGTGTTCGGTATTAATTCTTCTCAGAGAAATACCATCAAGTTCATATTTCTGAATCTCAGATCCCTCTTCGTGATATGCTCTTCTTGTGAAGTCAACACCACGAGCAGTGATACCAACAAGTTTCTGACCATCAACACCAGTATATTCAATAACTTCATCGTCGATAATTACATATCCAGGATTAGTTGTACTAACGCCAACTCTCTCAAATGTATTGAAGATATTCATAGAACCTGTTACGGTAATATCAGCATTTCCTGCAGAATCAACTTCATTAGTAATTTTTCTTGGTCTCGAATCTGGTTCAATACCACGAAGTCTCACTCTGTTGTCTCTGTCATACATACCGTGACCTCTGGCATAGACTCTGATAGTCTCGCCTCCGTGATACGAATACTTATTGTATGCAGAAATACCAATACCGCTAGGAAGGAATTGTAACACTCCATCACCATCTCTATATGACAGAGAGGAAGCAGATCCAGTTGCTCCTGTATTAGGAACACCATAAACATCAGTTACTCTCAGAACAACGTTGGAACTTACTCCAGTGACGCGAGCCAAGAAGTCTCTACCAAGTTGACCATCTCCGATTGATCCGATGGAAGCAATACCAACTCTTTCATTAAGTTGCCAATCAGAACCACCATCAGTTACATTAATCTGAGTAATAGCACCATTAGTGACGGTAACATCTGCTAACAGACCTGTTCCTTGACGGTGACGAATGCCCCAAGCATTGAGGGTTGTCAGAGCAACACCAACATAAGTCTCAATACCACTGCTAGGAGTAAATCCAATACCAGCCTTGATAATTGTGATTGAAGTTGTGCCAAGAGCAACGCCACCTTCAGACCTTGCAATAACTGCTCTAAAGTTTGGATTCGCATTCTGTCTAATAATAGTACCACGCTTCAGCAATAATGCCTCTGCATCGCTCAGTTTTTCTGACAGAACGACTTTACCTGCTTGAGGAAGAGTTCTGATTGGATTGTCATCAAGCGAGACGATACCTCTATTACCTCTATTAAGTGGAGTGTTATAGAAAGTAGCAGTTCTTGGATTGCTAGTATCAAATCTCGCTCTATAGAGAGTCCACTTGAGATCTTCAAGCAAACTAGGTGTCCAAGCTCCTGCTGCTTGTGATCTGAACAGTGCTCCTGACAGAGGTTGTTGTGCAATCTTACGACGATTTACACGACGAACTGCTCTCAGATAAACTCTTCTTCTTCTACCCGTTCCTCTCTTTTCAAGTCTCAGGCGGAGACCTCTGCTAGTTTCTACGAGACGACCACGAACTCTGAATTCAGCACCTCTGGCAAGATCTCTTCTTCCAGCATCTGTATCAACTCTAGCAACAATACCACCAGGACCAGGAAGATTGCGAACATTTCTAAGTCTATCGACAAATTCACCACGCTCCTGAATAGCAGCAGCACGAGAAGCACTGAGTCTTCTTCTTTCTTGTGCAGTGAGTCTAGTGTAGTCAACATAACCAGCAGTTCTAACGAATACAGATCTGCCTCTGTTATCTCTCAGAACTTCATCATCTCTGATGGTAATGTCAATCTCACCAACTCTTGAAATCCATACTCTGTATCTTCTTGAATCTGTATCAAGAACCAGAGCATACTCCTTACCACCTTCCAGATAAATTGGTTCTTCAAAATCAACTTCAGTCTTATTTCTAGCATAGCGAGATCTACGAATATCGTCGGGTGGAATTTCTACCCTAGATCCTGGGATCACGTTATCAGTTGGAACCCCATTTTCACAAGTACGAAGTTCGGCAGTAACACTAAATCTGTTGTCCTTTCTCTGGAAGTAGAGATCAAACTTAGTTACAAATATTCCTGGAGTTTCGTCAACAGTAAATGTTTGTGCCAGTGGATCTCTAAAGTATCCTTGCTTGACGAGTCTTCTACCAATAGCAACTCTTCTTCTCTCTGCTCTAACAGCAGATTTGTAAAGAATTTGTCCAGCAACTTTAAGAGCTCTCGCAGCAAGAACTTTGTTTCTTACAGCAGCTCTCTGTCCTCTACCAGCAACACCAAATGTATTTGGGTTAGCAGCATTACCTGTCAGCAGGTTGATTTGCCTTCTAAGTTGGTTTCTAGCAATTTTATATTCTGCTCTATGTTTTCCAACAAAGACTTTGTTTAACCATCTGGATTGATATTTGTAAACTGGATGTAAACCAGTATAGACTGGTGTCACCTTATCAACCTTACCATCACACAGAACCAGTGCCGCTGCTTCTGTTCTAGGTCTTACTCTCCATCTGTTGACTCTGCTAGCAGACAGTCTAAATTCGACCAGACCAGACTTGAACTTTCTTGGTTTCCATCTTGGATTTGGAATAAAGACAGACAGGTCAATTACGCCTCCTCTTCTGACCTTGAGGACTCTGTTAACAACTCTGGCAACGGCACCTGAAGTCTGACCCTTAAGAATCATTCCAGGAGCAATGTAACCATAGAATCTTGGGTTTCTTGAACTTGAGAGAGTTGCCAGGTCAACGTTGATGAAACGTGAAGATGCAGTATAATTCTTAGGAATGATTCTGTTTCTTCCATATCCAGTTCTTCTATAAGATAAACCAAGCTTGTACTTAGTTCCTCTTAGAGCTGGATTGCGTCTCCAAGCACGAGTTTGTCCCGTTCTGATGTTGCCATATCTATGTCTAGGATGTGCAACCCTGAAGACGATCTTGGCATTTCTTCTAGGCCAACCCCATCTCCATCTTCTCCTTGGCATATAACCAATAACTCTTTCACCAATTCTAAATACACCTCTCTTCATTCTGATTCTGACAAGTTTAGGAGTTGTAAAACCTGTCATCTGTTTGTCGTTAATGTAGCACCAGACTCTGGCTCTCGGTCTCATCCGAGTTCCTCTTAATCTGAAGTTTCTGCTTCTGATAAATCTGGTTCCAGTTCCTGATGCGAGATACTTCTCTTCAATTCCACCAAGGTTCTTGTTAATAGCACCACGAAGAGCTTTTCTAGCACGGAAAGCAGCAATACCAACTTTAACGTGAGCAGCTGCTCTTGCTCTTCTAACGGCTGCTCTAGCAATTCTACCGACATTTCCTTTCTTATCATTCCACCATTTTGGAATTCTTCTTCTATAACCTTTTCTTCCTCCAATGGCCCTAACTCTTCTAGCAAATCTTTGTCTACGACCAATAACCTCGTCTAACCAAGCACCCCAAACAATTTCATTATATCCAATTTGTGCTCCTTTACCAACAGAGAGTCTAAGTGCTTTGAAGTCACCATACAGTTCGGCATTTCTAACTTTGAATCTCTTGGTAGAAACCCAGTTATCTGTTCTTGGCCATACTTGCAGTTTGCCAAACCAATATGTAATTCTGAAAGGATTGATCCTCACAGTTCTAGAGGCAAAAGGATTGCTAAGATACTCAATCTCTTCATAATCGAGAGTGAGAACATCACCCGTTCTTCTCAGACCCTCTGGGGTCTCACCCTCATCAGAATCATCAAAGTCAACTACTTGAATATCATCTTTATCTCTTGTGCTGTCATCGTCATCTTCATCTGTGATGATTCCATCTTGAGACAACTGCAACGGAAGCATTCTTGTAAAGTGCTTCGGTCTACATTCACCTTCCTCTTTATCGAGAGAAGCTTTGAACTCTGGGTCTTCCTGATCAGCAGTTAAGAAGTCTTGGAAGGTATCTACAATAACACCAGCCTTTGGTCTTTCTACTGGAGCAGGAGCAACCTCAGCACCACCTGAAGGATCATCCTTGTCTGCTTTAATCAGAGTCGTGATCTTGAGGTTCATTGCCTCCTGCTCTTCCATCAGGAGTTTATAATAATATTCGAGTGCCTTGATTCTTCTCTCAAGATCTGCGATATCCTTCATCGTATAACGCTTATGCTCAGAGAGCGTAATCGTTGCATCATCTACATCAAACAGATATGCTGGGAGACCAATGGAAGCAACCTCCATTGCACCGCCATCAAGTTCCTCAGGAAGTTCTGGATCTTCTGCAGATTGTCCCTTAACGACCTGGAACTCACCCTCTGGTGTCAAATACAGTCTGTCAATTCTAGACAGATAGTAATCATATGTTACCGTGATCTGTTCATCTGAAACAAGAATGTTCGGTGCAGAAAGACCAGCAACAGCAAAGTTTCTGCTCTTTTGATCCAATGGAGATAGAGTGCTACTCAGATCATAAGCACCGACTCTTGGGCGATAGTCAATAATATCGCATTGTCTTACATCTTGAGTGAATCCAATTTTATCGCCATAGAATTCTTGAGCATAACTCTCTACAGTGATCAGCTCTCCAGTATCTCCCTCTTCAATATCAAAGGTAGAGTAGATAATAGTCAGTCTATTATCGGGAATTGCAAGACCCTTCTGTGCTTGACCAGCAGTCGGAATAGATCCGTCTGTCTTTGTTTCAACTCTTTCAAGAACTCCATAATTCATGAAGTCTCTCTTACGACCTTGATTCAGTTTATACTGATCTTTAATATCTTTGGCACCCTTCGTGAAATCTTTGCAAAGACCACGAACACCAGACTTACTTGCTCTAACTTGTTCTCCGTCTCTTAATTCACCATCTGAGAGCATTACAACTCTAATGTTGTTCGCATCATCAATTCTTACAACAAGAGCAACTTCTTCACTAGTTTCTCCGAAGAGTTCCTCACCAACAAGAAGATCACTCGTATCACTATTTGGACCATTCAGAGTATCAAACTCAACCTTCGGAAGATCTGGATCATCAGCATCATTTGATTCAATAACTGCCCAGATATCAACAACGTCTGGTTTCAGAAGACAGATTCTGTCATCTTGAACTCTTGTTCCATATGCATAATTTGCATCATAAATCAAACCATCATTCAGTGTGGTACTACCGATACCAGAAGCGGGGTTTGTGGATCTATTAATAGTAAGAATATTTACTGGATTAAAGATCTTTTTCTTTGCCTTAATATTGAACTTTTTCTGAGTAGCATATGCAATGGCATTTGTGTCTTCAGTTTTAGAAAGACCAACCAGTGTAACGCTCTTTCCATCAGTTGAAATTGATACGTTTCCTCTGCTAAGAGGTTCAATGGTTCCGTCAGAATATGACAGAAGATATCTATCTGGTTGGAATGGTTGGAAGAAGAAGTCTGTTTCTGCTGTTGGCAGAGATGCTTGGTTTGCTGAAACAGAAACTGCACTATAGAATTTTCTGACAAAAATATCTGAACCATTCAGTTGAAGATTATCTGCAGGAGACTTGTGAAGAATCTCATACAGAGTATTCTCATCTTTTGGTTCATACTTTGCTCTAGGAGCAATAAGTTGAGTAACCTTGGTTGGAATTGGGGGCAATCCACCTTGGAATAACTTACTTACCGTTGTTACACCAGTAATTTCAACTTTGTATACACCTGCCTCAGACTTCGATGTACCAACAACAGAAGTCAGAGTTGGTTCGGTATTTCCCTCAAGTTTAAAGGAGAGAAGAGTACCAGCTGTAGTCAGTCCAATTGGACTTGTGCTTGTAATTGTAGCGATACCACTGATAGAATCAGCAGCACTAACGGTGTACTCTTCGTTTAAGAAGACTTTTTGTGCTCCAAGAACCAGATCAGCATTAAACGTGTTAATACCAACTGAAGAACCTTGGAAGACAGACTTTGCTTTGTTGATATCGTATGATTCAAACTGAGCAACGCTAATGGCATTATCGTCGCCATTAATCTCAATAGTTTCTCCCTGCTTGAAAGTTCCCTCAGCAGCTCTAATAGTAACAGTGAAACCAGTTCCTACAGGTCCAACAACAAATCCACCTGCTCCACTAGTTTCACCCTCAATGTGAGTACCATCACTTAAACCTAGTTCGTCAATCTCACCATCAAATGTGATCTTTGCATAATTGTCAATATCGAAGAGACGCAGAGAATATTGTGTAGTTTGATCTTCGTGGATACCATCTAAGAGATGGAAGTCATATACACGAGCTTCACCAATTACGTTACCAGAAGCAGTCGTGCTAACACTACCAACCAGTGCGTCGCGGAACTGCAGCGTGATTGTTGTTCCAAAACCAACGACAGGAGCTCCAAATACGTTGTGAACTCTGACTACTGGTCCAACATCAATTGTTACTTGCTCAAGTTCAACTGTAGAAGTATCTCTTGGTTTATTAACGTCAACATTACTGGTAGATAGTTTTTCAATTTCATATCCTTTTACATATGCCTTTCCTGCACCAATTTCATATACCATCAACTCATCTGATGGTGTTGCCCCTTCATCAGTTTCTTCAGTTGGTTTGAAAACACCATCATTTCCTTTGAAGTCGTTCAGCGACTCTTCTACTTCAAGGGTAAATGGTTTTACATAATAATTACCACTCTCATCATAAGTCCTACGAGCCATTTCATCCCGAATGTGCTTATACATCGGGTTTGCAGCCTGGAATTCTTGAACTTCTCCGTCCTTAATTCTCATAATTTCGACGAAGTTTGCATCGTCGAAATCATCAATATCCTTTCTTCCTAAGGTAGCTTCGATTCTTAATCTATCAGCACCAGGAGCAGCATAGTTGTTAAATCCCTGAGCATTATCAAGCAGAGATTCATCATCATAAGCTGTTACAATTTCTTCCTCAACAAATAAACCAACCCTGTGTGATCCATCATTTGAATACTGTTCGAGAACAATTGACTGTTCATCAATATCACAGAAATGACCTCTTAAGAAATAAATGCCATCTTGGATCTCAACCGCAGATCCCTGTGCAACAGCATTGTTTGAAATTAACTTTGCAAATGGAGATCCTACAGGAATGACATTTCCAGCATACTCAATGCTAGACTCTGCAAGAATCAGGTTCTCGCCATCTTTAAATGACTGATTGTTACCCTCATCATCGTCCCCATCATCTTCCATTTTGACGTAGAGGGTTGTAACTCCTCTCTCAGATGATTCTGCAAAGAGAAAATCTACAACTTCAGCTTCTACAGTTGAAGTAGCACCCTTGATCTTAATTTCGTCTAATTGATCAAGATATGTTTCAACATCAACCCCATTGAATTGAGATTCAATTTGAACTGCTGTATATCTGTTATTATATGATACGTTTCCAGGAATTACCTTAGAACCTTCTTTAAAGAAGTGGTTGCCAAACTGCTCAATTTGGTTTTGAAGCATTGACTGAACATTGTTCAGTTCACGCGCCTGAACAGGGTGAGCAGGCTTAAAAAGAACCCGATAGAACTTATCATCGGGATCAAAATCATCAAAATATGGGTTGAAATTGAGGTTAGTTCTGAGGGGCATTGCTTTAGAATTCTAAAATGACTTTGATGTCTTCTTTTTGGTTAACAGATCTCGTTACCGCTGGTCTGTTATCCACATAAATGATATCCCCTGTATACTTGCGTACTTCGGGATTTGATACTCCAAGTTCAAAAGTTTGACCAAGATTATATGTACGATTATTTATCGTGGTTGTGATACCGCTAAACGATGTGTCGATAGCAACAGATGCCGATCCACCATCGATAGTGAAAGAACCATTGTCATCATCAGTTAGAGTATTTTGGAATCTCAAAAGAGTTGTTCCGAACTCTGGAAGAGATCCAGCAGTTTGTGCAAAACCCAGAGTTCTATCTTGCCAATATTTGATGACTCCAGTTGTATTGTCCCAGGAAACCACTCTACCAACAGCAGTAGAACCCAAACCAATGGTTTGAGTAATAACAGCATCTGGTGAAAATACAATGTCAGCAACGTTCTGTGCTGTAACTTTAAGAGCACCAACTGCAGTTGCTCTAGAAAGGGTCAGAATATCAACGGAATCATACGCATATGGATCTTTTACGACTCCAACACGCGCAAATTGGTTACCAGTGATAAAGTCTGGGTTAGTATCATCGTTGTCCATCCTGGCATACATCATAACTCGGTTTCCACCGAGTTCTCTGTAGATGTCTGCTCCGTGACCGCCCTGAGGAGGAACGATTACATTAAAGTTTGCTGGACTGATTGAATTGGTAATTCCAGCATCATCAAGATCTAAAGTTCCAAAGGTATAGCTGTTACCACCTTTTTCAACATCAACTGCTTCAATCTTTCCATCAGCATTAACAGTTACCGTAGCAGTTGCACCACTACCATCTCCTTTGATAGGAATGTTGGAGTAACTTGTGGCAGTACCATATCCAGCACCTCTATCTGTAATGGTAACTACTTTGATTTGTCCACTGGTAGTGGCATTATCTCTGATTGCTTCTGTTGCTGGATTGGTAAACCAATCTCTAGGAAGAGGAATGTAGTTATTCGACTCAAACTTCAGAACGTCTGCTGGGGAAATTGTAAACAGATATTTCCAAATATAACCATCACCGCTGCTACCCGCTGCTCTTGGTTCAAGATCAGTAAATGTTGGTTCATCAAGAGATGGTCTTCCATCTGGATTTTCTGGAGACGTGCCATTGTTCAAACAAATATAAACTCTATAGTCAGAGTTCATTACATAGAAATCGGAATCATATAGATTCGTTGCACCAGTAATCGGAGATGGATTATTTCTACTATAATCTTGACGATACATCTCATAGGTAGTGCCACTACTCCAAGAGATTTTTCTGATAATTTGTCTAATATCACTGCCTTCAATTTTCTTCAAGGCAATCATAGTATCCCAAATATCATTCTCCTCATCAAAGGAATCGATAGGAGACGGTGGTTCCGTATCCCAATCAGAGAGGATCTCCGTGGGATTTGGTAACCCAATGAATGCGTAGTAATTGTTTGTGGTGGTTCCAACACCAGCCACGAAATTACTAGCATTCAAAATCCTTAATTGATCAGTAATAATTGCTGACATTATGCTATTGCGGAAACGGGCAGTTTTTGATTTATTTATGTTAGATTATCAAAGATAATTAGATGATTTGAGTGGTTCAACTCTTTGAATAATCGGTCCAGTTGTTAGTCCACTTACACCATTATCAAGATATGCAGTAAATGCCAGTGGACTTGTTCTAGAGTAGTTGTTAATAACACCCCAAGAGAACTTACCGTAGAAGTTTGAATTGCCAAATCCACTCATACCATCATATGTATTCACGCTAACGGTGATTCTTCTGAAATATGTAGAACCAACACCAACCAGAGTTCCAAAACCAACGGCATAATCATAAACATCAGTATAATCAATAACCTGATAGACATTATCCAAGCAACTGGTTCCAACACCAACTCTTCCACCCTCTCTATCATATGATGTATATCCAGCACCAATTGAGGTCTCTGTAATGACAATGTATTGACCAGTTGTGATTCCAGAGATTGTTGTGATTCCTAGAGGACCAGTTACATCAGATTTTCTCAATACAGAATCATTTGGAATAAGGAGATCAAATGTAATTCCTGTAGTAGCAACACCAACAGATGTTGATCCGATACCAGAAACAATACCAAAATCACCAGAGTATTCAACAGAAGTGATTTTCTCTCTTCTGAGTCTATCTGCCTCAATCAGAATTGGCGGCAATTGAGTAAATGTATAACCAGTTCCAGGTGCTGTCATAGTGATTGCAGAGACTGTTCCAGCAGCAGAGACAGTAGCAGTTGCCTGTGCTCTAGTTGTTGTTCCAAGACCTGCTGCAGCAGCAATACTCACTGATGGAGCATTAATATATCCAAAACCAGGATCAGTGATGTCGATAGACAGAACAGTACCAAAACCAGAGATGATGGCAGTTCCTGCAGCAGCAACTCTAGTGTCCTGATCTACAAGATATACATCCTGTTTTGTTCCCGCAAGATTCTCATAGTAACCATCAAAAATTGTTGCAACAGTATCAACATAGATGATTGTAGTATCTGCTACACCAACACTCTTAAGAATATGAGCTGCTGGTTGAATTCTTGATCTATAAAGAGGTCTATCCTTGGTAATGTATTGTCCATTGATGAAGAGATCTGCTTGCTGCTTACACCAAGTAATAGGTCTTTCAAATCTGTTGTCAGTAGAAATACCAACTCCACTATACGGAGATGTGTTAATTGTATCAACAGTTTGAATACCAGTAATGATTCTTTCCTCTTGGTCAAAGATTCTTACCAGATCGATGGTCGGTCTATTAAGAAGTTGAATAGTATCTCCAACCTTAATAGTCTCTTCAATGTCCCTATCAACAACATCAACTGCGCCAGTTCCCTTGTAGAACAGAATTCTGCAAGTATCGCCCTCTTTAGGAGGTTCTGTAAATGCTACCTGAGAACCACCGTTGAAGATGTATGCTGCATTTGGTTCTTGGAGAATGTCGTTGATAAAGATAATCAGAGTTTGTCTAACATCGATGAGTGAACCTCTCTTAGCAATAATTGAGAATGGAATGTCATCTTTTGCCAGATTAAACACCTGAGTTGTTCCATCAAATTGATCCTCAATGTTATCGAGGATTTCCAATTGTCCAAAGTGCCATCCAGTAAATGAATCGCTCTCTATATTATCAATTGTGATCTGGAACTCAATAAAGTCGTTTCCTGCTGTTGTATTTGTAGGAATACCAGCGATAGATGCTGTATCAATTGTGAGAATTTCGCTAACATCATATCCATAACCATTATTAGTAATTTCAAATTCAATGACTGAAGATCCTTGACCAACGACGATTGTTGCAGTAGCATTAGTACCAATGTTTCTTCCAGTGCTTTCAGCACTGTAGATCAGAGGTACATTAGAGTATCTCTGTGGAGCATCGATAATAACAATTGGAGGATTGGTAAATGTGTATGCAGTTCCAGCAGAGTAAGTGGGATTAAATGTAATCTCAGTGAGATTACCATTGGAAACTGTGGCAGTACCAATAGAAAGAACTTCAGCAGTGTCGAGATCTGTAGATCTAATGCCGACATTTACAGTGACTTCAACATAGTCTTGATTATAGAAGGTTTGAATTCCACTTCTATATCCAGATCCACTATTTCCAATTGCGATCGAAGAGATAGTTCCAAATCCAGAGACAATTGCTGTTGCACCAGCAGAAATCAAAGGTTGATAACCAAATCCTCTAGTTGATCCCACAGCAGCAATAACACCACCAACAGGAATACTACTTACATTCGGGTCATAAGCAACTGACGCGGCAAATCCAGAGAATGTGATGCTAGTAATTCCAGAGGATTCTTCGAGAGTGTAATCGTTCAGAATTCCTGGTTTTTGGAAAATTTGATTAACAACGATCGCAGAGTTATTAGTTGCAATGCCAGTTACATTCTGAGTTTCTGAGGTTAATGTAAATGTCTTGGTAACACCGTCAAATTGTCTTGTCAAACTATCAAAGATGTAATTATCTTCATAGGTGTGTTTTGCAGAACCAGTTACACCACTTCTGATAAATGATCTTCCAGTGAATGTTGAAGATGTTTGAATGCCACTATAATCTGTTTGATTTGGATCAGTTGGATCTTCTTGTGGAGTTGAACCAATTGGTGCTTCAACGAAGTTCAGAGTGTTGCCAACAATATTAAAGTCACCAATTAGTTTTTCTACAGTAGAGTTAGGTGCGTGTACCTGATTGGAAGTTCCCATCCAAGCACGAGTTACCAGGAAGATGTTTGTACTGCCAACACCAACAGAGTTAACTCTAACAATTTCATCATCAATTCTAATCAAATCTGCACCAAAGATTGATGTAATGCCCGACAATTTCATTTGAGATTGTGTCAGGTTCATAGGTTCAATCAAGACGTTAGTAACGCCAGTAGCAACGATTGGTGCCTGAACGTTATTGTCTAAGGTCAGAAGAACTCTGGAGTTTTGATTAGTTGTGGTAAATGAGTGGGATGTTCCAATACCAACACTAGTGATGCTCAAGTAGTTTGGAGATGTTTGCAGTGCCTCTGTTGCAGAAGCAGCAACTCTAATTGAGCGATCATCGACCTTAACGACGTAAACTGTTGACGGTAAGAGACTTGTAGCTCCAATGCCAGGAATGGTTGTAGTCCCAATGCCAATGGATGCTGTATTTCCAACACCAGCAGGATCATATGTGAGTTTTTCGCCAGTTACATAGAAGTGATCTGGAATAATGATCTTGTCATTACTTACATCAACAACATCAGGACTTGCTGCATTGAAGTTTCTAATGAAGATCGGTCTTCCACCATTAAACAAACCGAATGATCTTCTAACATCAGACAGTGTTCCTGTGTAAGTTCCATCGAGAGATTTAATCTTGATCGCGGTATAATCAATCTCTGGAGTTCCCTCTCCAGTCTGAGAAACGATAGCGTGTTGTACAACATCAATCTTATAGTCTTCTCCATCATAGTGTGGAGTGAACTTCAATTCAATTCTATTGTCCTCCTCGGAATTTCTATACAGGAAGACTGTTCCAATTCCACTTTCAAGAGCAGAGTTAGTTTGACCAATGCTAACAATCTTAGCAAATTCAGTCAAATACTCTTCACCACTATCGGTGATTGCCATTGCTTCTTCAAATTGAACCGCACCAGTTGTAGTGTTTTCGATTCTGAGAATGTAATATGCACCCTTATAGTTTTCTGGGAAAGTATGAATTGTGGTGGACCCAATTCCAGCAGACCAAGAAACTTGTCCTGCTCCAAACTCAACCTGGTTGATGGATTCTGTTCCATAACCAACGGTG